ATTCTGCGAGATCAATCCAAATACGCATGGCCGAAATCAACAATTGTGAAGTCATTTTTTGGTCATACTTTCCATAATCTCCCCCAATGAGACGATTTTCCCCGAAAGTGAATATATGATCATGCAATTGATCCCATTCAGGACCATGACTGTTGACCCCAACTGCACACTCTGACACCTTAGGATTGAATTGCAAAACTCTCAAAAGCGGGAGAAAATATTTCCGGATTAAAAAAGTGAAAGCAACAGGGTTGCTATAGAAAATCCGACATTTTTCCTTAGAATGTATCTCATCCTTCTTGCAAGCTTTTGCGATCGGGTAAGCTCGAACACCATTGCGGTAACAACTCTCCAATCTGTTGATTTCATTTTTGAGCTCTCCATTGGGTAAAACAACCTTTGAATAAGCAGCAAAAGGGGGGGCTTCATAAATCAACTTCTCCTTCTTACCAACTAGTGGAAAACCACAAGCAGTGTTGGTCTTGATGCGATCCAAAAAACGCTTGCCAGGCACTCCATTCCAATTCTCCAATTCTGTTAGCGGACGTGTATCACGCCACAGATTAGATGTAAAAATGGGTATCAAGTCTGATTTGTAATCTCGTATAGCCCATTGAAGAATATCTGGTCTAAACTCAGAAGCAGGCCTAGCCAAATTGGATAAACACTGCTGCCAACCAAACCAGGGAGGTTTCTCTTTGGGTGGCATGAATATGTTTGGAAAACCAAATACGTCCAAAACATGCTCGGTCATCAACGTGGGTTTAGCATCAGACTTAAAAATACTTCGTCCGATACACGACCCAATAGGCCGGACTTGTGATTTGGGTGGCATCCAATTGAGGGGACTCTTTTTATGAACTGGCTCATCTTTCATGAAACTCACACCATAAGACTGAGGCATGAATGTAGTCCCAGCAGCGAGCAAAACAACACCTTCAATCTTGAGCAACTCATTCAAAGCATCTTTATATTGATCAATTTTCAGTATACCAGAGCAGCCATTGGGTGTTCCCTCAGTTCCAGCTAAATAAAATCCCAAAATAATGGGTTTAACTTTGGAAATGAG